ATCTGCCGGGGACATCAATGCAACCCTGATTGGCGAGTTTGACGGCAAGAAAACTTTCTTCAAAACAGACAAACCTGTGTCTGAGATGACCCTGCCAGAGGTGCTAAAGCTTGTTAAACGAAACGGAGATTATTTCAATTGGTCTAAGGAGTTTATGCCCCCGGATACGGAAGCCTATGACAGGGGTTTGGCGAGTACTCCCGTTGGTAAATACCAATTCGTAGGAAATACGCTGCGTGATTTCGTTGGTAAAGATGAAAATGGTAAGGATAAGCTTTTTGATAGATTAGGCTTTACTATTAATACCGTATTTGATGAAGAAACTCAGGATAAATTATTCATAGCCTACGCGCAAGACAGGCTTGCAGGGGTCCGGGGCGTACCCGGCGCGACACCAGAGAAAATTAAACGCTCTGAGCGTAACATCCTGAGAAATACTTGGGAGTTCTTAGCTCGAAAAGACAAAGACGGCATGTACCTGACCTCAGATGAAGATGTCGATAAGCTTATTGCAGAGATTGATACAGGAACAGCAGACCAAACCATTGATGGTATAAGCAACAGCCAAGCGTTTAAAGAATGGGCTGCTGGGGATAAATCTCAGCCCTTCGAGGGCACTGAAGGCGGTTATCAAGAAAACGTGATTACGTTGGAGCCAATGAAACCAGCTGGCTTTGATCTCGATTTTTCAAGCATTGAAACTACGGATGACGCAGACAGGCTTATTGCAACGATTAATGCTGATGATAGCATTGGGGAAGCAGAAAAGAATGCTGCTCTTGCCCAAGTGCAAGAGTTTGTGAAAACACTAGACGTATTCGACTTTGCAGAGTTCCTCGACAAAACACGCATACAAAATTCTGGGGATGCCACTGGAGCAATTCTCACTATACAGAACAATACGAAAATTTCTAAAGAGAACAAAGAGGCGTACATATCTCAGCTGACGGACAGCATGGATATGTACAATGATCGAGCTCTCAAAACAGCTCGAGATAAAAAGGATGCTATAGCGTACTACCCAGTAGGCGAAGACGGCATGATCGATCTGGCCGGTAAAATTCTTATAAAAGAAGTTACCAGACAAGTGCCTAAAGAAGGTGGCGAAGATGGTGAAATGGTCACTGCATCAGTCTTTGTAAATGCGCTTGATGAAAGTCAGGTGATAGAAGATGTTGATAAAGGTTTCCTTTCTCCAGACGGTGACGTAGCCACGATGGTCAAGGTCTATAACACGCCTATTCAAGAAGCTTCCGAGCTTGTTCAAGACGGCATTAGCATTGTAGATAACCTGCTTGATTACCGTAAATTAGTCACTGAAAACCCCGGCGCTATGAACGATTACCTTGTAGCGATTGGTGGGGCTAACGAAGAAATCAACCAGTTTGCCACGGCATTCGCATCTATGTTTGGCAAAGATGATGTTAGTTACGAAAGGGTTGCAACAGCTGCTACACCAATATTTGAAAAGCTAGGTACACCAAACGACAAGTTGTTGTTTGCAATGCAGCTGAGAGCGGCATACGACCAAGCGCGTTTGATGGGGTCTACGGGGCAAGGCCTGTCGGATAAAGAATTGGGGATGAACCTACAACAAGTTGGCCAAGGGTTGTCCCCAGAAAAGGCTTTGCCTATCATAAATAGGTTAATCAGCAGCACAATTCGCACTATCGAGAATAAGCGTAATGGTAAGATTGGTTCAATCATTGCTCGTCGAGAAATCACAGGAGGCTTGAGGGCCTACCCATACGGGCAAAATTTTAATCGGTACGCTATGTCAGAATTTACTAACGAAACCTCGAACAACTATGATCCACTAAAGTCTATTCAGATATATGACGCACTTGCAGGCAAAACAGAGTTTAGTCCTACGTCTGCAGCCGCGCCCTCTACTGTTGAAAAAAGCCCTGCTGATTTATTTACTGCGTATAGCAACGGGGAAACAATTACAGTCACACAAGCGCTTAAAGATGCATACCCCAACAGTCCAACTCTACAAAACGCACCAGTAGGTGGGGCCTTAAAAAAACTGCAAGGGAATTAAATAATGGCTGCTGATGCGGTGAACGAAGATCCATTTGAAGGTGCAATCTTAGTCCAAGAGGATGAGGATGATCCGTTTAAGGATGCAGTGTCCCCACCTTCCTTCGAGGCTGCTTTCCCAACAAATATGTACGATAATCTTAGCCTCGGAGAGGCGATGGATCGATATAAGGACATTGTTTATCAGAAAGACGAGAACGGGGAACATACCAGAGAGCTGAACCCGAATATTGAGCTGGTAGGTAACTCCCACAGATTTGTAAGGGAGGATGGCAGTGATTCACTGATCCCGGAACCCGAAACCAGTTTGATGGGCGGGGCTAAAATGCTCTTTGGGGCAGACCCCTATAATGTTCCTGCAAAAGTTGGTGGTCTACAAATTCTAGGTAAAGGCTTTCAAGAAAGCGTGTCTGATTTTCGAGAAGCAGACGCCGCTATTCTGGAGAAAACAGATGTGGCTGATGTACTTAGATCCTCCCCAATTGGAGATCAATATCCAGATGACCTTGTTGCGAGCGCCCAAGAAAAATCAGTTAATGTCGATACTGGTGGAACCTTTTGGGATGCGATGATTGCGGACGCTGGCCCTGCAATTATTGCTGGTCTTCCCGCTGGGGTAGGCACAGTACGTGCCTTGTCGCTTATCCCGCAAGCAACATCTAAAGTAGCCAATGTTGTCCTTAACACTTTTAAAGGTATCACCGCGACACTTACCGGGGAAGCCGCTGCAACGCTGACCACAGGCACTAACGAGGCTACTCTTGTTATGGGCCCTAACGCCACCTTTCCCGCCTTTCCTGATTTAGTAGAGCTAGGGGACGAGGATGCGGATAAGGTTATCGAGCACAGGCTAAATGTGCTTGCCGAGGGCATGGCCCTTGGCGGGGTTGCTTTAGGAGCATTAGCTACAACTAAAGCAGTGGCCACCACTGCAGGGCAATTCCTTTTAGGTGGATTTGTAAATGCTGCCAAGGGACCAGAAAAAGCTGTGTATATGCAGTTGTCTCTCGAGCTGGCTAACCTGCCCCCGGATGCTAACGAAGCAATGCTAGCAGAGGCACGTAAGCGCATAGCCGAGATAGTGGAGGCTAACAAAGAAGTCCTAGTACAATCTATTCGTGGCATGGATGAGAACCAGACGGTTACCATTGATACGGTAAGTGCGCTTCTCAAGGGCACTGGTAATCAAGCTGATCGAAGCAATGCCTTGGGCGTCAGGGCTGGGGCCATGAACATCCCGGGATCACCTGTTGTGGATGCTGTTGATGCGCCTATCGCAGCTGTGCAGCAAGACTTAAGGCTACAGGCGCAAGAGCTGGGTGGAGAGACGGCTGCTCAGCAGACTGCCAAGCTGCAAGAGGGAGCCGAGGCTCTTACGGATACTGCTCGGGTATCTGTGGATGATGTGAGTGGTGGTCTAGCTCAAGCGCAAGCTAAGTATGATGCAGACTATGCAAAGATCATGAGTGGCTTTGATCAAGACCTAGAGGCCACAGATGTAATTGATAAGCTTGCAGCTCAATATGGCACTGACTTAGAGGGCCCAGCTACAGCGGTCAGAGACCGCATAAAGAAACTTTTAGAAGTGGCGTATACAGCACAGCGCACTGATAAAGATGCTAAATACGCAGCTGTAAGCGGTGGGCCAATCGATGCTGAAGCAATCGTTGGTCAGTTTGAACGTATTAATCTCGGCAGCATCACTGAGGCGGAATATCTTGTAAAGAGTAATCGCCCGGTTGGCACACTGCACAGACTTGTACAGCCTAAAATGGTTGCTGATGAAGCTGGCGAAGAGGGCGCTATGCGCCGTGAAACGCCAGAAGAAGTCATAGATCGTGTACAGGAATTTATAGACAACGACCCCAAGCTTAACTTTGGTTTTTTCTACAAACAGATCCGCCAAGAAATGTCACAGCTGGCTAGCGATTTGTATACCCGGGGCAACGGGTTGGCTGGGTCTACAGTCAGAGACTTTATCAAGTTCATCGATAACGACATGCTGGACTTTGTTGAGGAAGAAGGCGGTGATGCGTTAGCCGCAAACGCCCGGGAAGCTAAGCGGTATTTTCAAGAGGATTACTTGTTCAAATCTGGTGGGCCTAATTCTCCGCAGTCAAAGCTAGCCGAGTATGCAGATCTTTACGACAACACACTTGGGCGGACTAGCAACGAAGATCTCACTGCGACAATGACGGGTAAAGGATTTAACCAGCCCGGTTACGATAGCGCCTTTGAAGATCTGTCTGTGGATTGGCTAGAACGAGGCAATCGCTTTGATATAGCCCACCTTAAGACCGCTCTAAGCACCCTTCCTAGAAACGATGGCGGCGAGATTGCAGATTACATGGTGCTGAAGGTACTAGGCCGCTTTGCTTTAGATGCCCGGGCCAGCGGTATCGAGGGAATTGATTATGGAAAGCTGGCAGCTGAATTGGGCAACTATTCAAGCGTATTATCAGCAAATTTCCCGCAAAAGGCTGCTATGATAAATGGCTTCCTGAAACGCCTCGAGACTGCCAAAGGCAGTCAGGAGGAGCTGCTCAAAGTACTAGAGAGTACGAAGGCTAGCGCAGACAAAGGCATAGCGCAGCTGCAGGGCAGTATTCTGACAGAGTTCTTTGATAAGTCGCTCACCCCACAGCTTAAGCAGATTGCTAGCAGCGCTGAGATCTTTGCCACATCAGACCCGTACAAAGCGTTCTCAGGGTTCTTTACCGGGTCGGAGACTGTTAGCCGAATGAGGCAGCTTCTACAGGCGATTGAAGCCTCACCAGAGGCTAATCGTCCTGTGATCAAAGATGCACTGAAGCTAGCTTACAATAAGTTTCTAGACGATAAGCTTATTGGCAGAAAGCTCCAGACTAGTGGCGTAACCCCGATGAACGTGGCTCCCGGGGAGAGAGCTGCTGATGAGCTCACCCCTCTGTTTCAGGTGGGCAGGGAGATATACGGAGATGAGGGAGAGACGCTGTTTAGTGGTCTTGAAGCATCACTTGGTATGGCCCGGGAGACAGAAGCATTAAAAGGTGCAAGCCCGATAGCAGGGCAATCGCGCACCGCTTTTAATCAACAAGCCCGGACAAATACCAATCGTATGATTGCTATCTTTATTGGGCCGCTGAGCCGTATCGGTACAAGGATCCGATCAGTTCTTGGAGGTGCAATTGAGAAGATGGACCCAGATTCACGGGGGATGGCGATCAGACAAAATATCCTAGCTAATCCTGATGAGTATCTCGCTCTAGCCAGCAAATATAACAAAAATCCGGGGGATCCTTTATTGGAAGAAACCCTGCTTTATTTCCTTGGATCTGGCCTACTTAAAACGGACCTAGAAACGGATGCTGAAGGTGTGCCGGGTATTTTAGAGGATGCGCGGGGCGAAGTAAGCGAAGCTGCTGAAGCAGTGAACGCAATAGTCCAATAAAATACCCGGGGGAGCAACCCCCGGGTCTATATAGCAGCTCGGAGAACGACCAAGAACCCCTCACTGCCACAACTCTAACTGACGTAAGCCCTCCAGTCAACTCTGGGGGGTTTTTTGTTGGCTGGCTTACGCTAGCTCATTGTTAGTACCATAGCAATTACCTTAGTGAAAGGGCTAGCGTTCATTTATTTCCTCTATGCCCATTTTCCAAACGTAAATGGGTGTGTGTTCCCCGACATAAGCCCCAAGAGTATTATAACTAAAAAACTCCTGCGCCTCATCGTGATCCATGCCGCCTTCCATAAGTATATCCACGCATTTATCTGCGTCATAAACGATGATTTCGGGGGAGCCACAACGCTCCCCCACACCAATTATAGCTGCATCAAAACCGTCAGCAGTGAGCATTATTCACACTTTCTAAGGCCCGTGGATGGGTCATAATAACAAGCTCCGCCCTCTTCGATAAAGTTGTCGGGTTCTTCGATATCAGGCTCTGCTACATCCTCTACCGCTGATGCATTCAAAATTCCAAAACGCTTCCCGCTGGCACGGAATGTCGTACAACCTGATGACCCTCCTTCAAACGCTTCCATATAAACACGCTTGAAGTCTTCCCAGCCCACCTCGTCCCCGACATTGCATGTTTTACTACATGCACTATCGACATATTTAGATGCTGTGTTCAGTACTTTTACATGATCAAATACGGACAGCTCATTAGTTGTTTTGCCCTTGATCCCAAAGTTCTGATAGCCATAATCCTTCACAGTTTCGATCCTTGGCCCATCAAACGTCTGGATCGTTCTATCGTAACTATGTGAGAATACAGGCTCGATGCCAGAGCTCACATTGTCCGCTGACAGGCTGATTGTGCCAGTAGGAGCTACGGACAGCAGATGGCTATTCCTGATGCCGTGGGTCTGTATTAAAGCGCGGATACTAAGGGGTAATGTTTGTGCAAATTCAGAATCTAGGTACTTATCATCGTACAGTGGAAACTTACCTTTTTCGACGGCCAAAGAGATAGAAGTCATGTAGCAGCCGTCCCGAATTACGCCCATGATTTTTTCTAGCCAGTGGATGAAATCATCTGACCCATATTCATGGCCCATTGCTTCAATCGCGTTAGCCACGCCAGTTACACCTAGCCCCATTCTGCGTGTGTCTTTGGCTTGCTTTTCCTGTTGTGGCAGTGGGTAAGTCGCTCGATCCACTACATTGTCCATACCTCTTACAATGTGTGGGATGTCGTTCTTCAGCATCTGCATATTAAATGCATATATGCCGTCAGGCGTCATTTGTATGTACTTAACAAGGTTGAAAGACCCCAACAAACACGCCCCATAGGGCGGCAAAGGCTGTTCCCCACAAGGATTTGTTGCAGCGATCTTCTCACAATAATGCAGGTTATTTTTGCGGTTAATACGATCAATAAATAGGATGCCCGGCTCCGCCCAGTCCCATGTGCTGCGTAGAATATCGTCCCACAATGCCCGGGCGTTAATAGTGCTGTAGACTGTACCCTCAAACACTAGATCAAAGTCAGTGTCGGCTTTCACAGCCTCCATAAACTTGTCGGTGACCCCCACAGACATGTTAAACTGAGTGAGGTCTGTGGAGTTGTTTTTAGCACGGATGAACTTTTCGACATCTGGGTGATCCACTCTCAAAACGCCCATCTGAGCGCCTCTCCTGTGCCCGGCAGAGGCAATGGTTTTGCAGACGGCATCAAAGATTCCCATGAAGCTTAGTGGCCCAGAGGACTTACTGTCTAGGCTCCTGATCAATGACCCGTGAGGCCGCAACGTAGACCAATCATAACCAATCCCGCCGCCCAGTTGCATTGTTCGTGCAGCTTCCCCAGCTTTATCCATAATCCCTTCCATGCTGTCTTCTATAGTGCCACTGACAAAACAATTGTATGGCGTCACCGTGCGCGGTGCGCCCATAGCAGACTGCACACGTCCCGCTGGAAGAAATCTCTGGTTATAAAGGATCGTTCTAAAGTTGTTGAAATGCGCTTCATCGTCTTTGAGCGCTTCAGCAACTCTAGTCATAGCTTCGGTAAAAGTCTCGCCCTCAGAGCGGTATTTCATTGCATGTATTTCTTCAGAAATACCCAGCGTAGGCCCGTAGTGATTTTTCATGTCTGCTCCCTCAATACTAAATCGGATAGGTCTGGTTTTTTATAATTCGGCCCCTTTAAAACTTTGCCATCTGGACGTTTTAGGGGTTTGTTGTCTGGTCCTAATTTGGACATGTTGCTGACGTGAACTCGTCTGACAGCCTCATCGAGATCCCAGCCAAAACTGGCTGCATAACCGTAAGTAACGTATACTAAGTCAGCGAGCTCTTTCGCCATTGCTGCAGGGCGGTTCCCCGCATCACTTTCATCAGATACTTCGCCAAATTCTTCGGCTATTAATCTGTAGCGGAGATTTTCTAAGGCGCTATTAAACCGCCATTGCTCATCCAGAGGATGATCCATGCATTGAGCAAATTCTTTGACCATATCCAGTGGGGTGCAATCCAAATACTCGTCTGCAGGATCATTAGGCAGGTCTTTTACCTGCTTAAAAGCCTCGATTATTCCTGCCAGCCGATCCGCCGCGCAATCATCAATATCCTCTTGAGTGATCATCGTTCAGCCTCCAATTTTTTGATAAGTCGATCCAAATACCAGCGGCATTTTTTCAAATCCTCAAGGCCGTTTTTGTACGGCCAGCGCCAGAGATATTTAAAAGAGTTTTGCCAGCAATATGCCTGATGGCTGGGTATATCAGCGCCTTCCGACATTGCTTCCATAGCCTCGATGCACTCTATATTTGCAGAGTTATAATGCGGCGGCTTGTCCACCATATTTGCATGTAGGGGTGGAGACGGGTGCCCTTTCTCGGCCCATTTAGCCATCAATGGATCCGGGTCTTTTTGAACGGGATTATCTTGCCTTCGGCAAGGATATCTAAAAGCTCGTCATCTGGCTCAAAAACTATTTCTGACTCGTCCTCGTCTTTGGCGTCAATTAAAAGTCTTTGCAGAAGCCCTTGTCTGATCAGCAGCTCGGGAGCTGCATCCAGCATCATTTGCAAACCGAGTAACAGGTCTACTTGTATCTGGTATTCAACCTCACCCAGCTCTTCTTTTTCAAGATTGTGCTGGGTCATCACGCTGAGCTCGCCCTCCTCCATATCTATTTGGAAGGCAATCGCTAGTGTGTTTTTGGGGAGATCAATCGGATCCATTACGGGCTCCTTGTTTTAATAAATTGAAAAAGTAGGCCGCATCGACCACCGCCAAAGGTTGCTTGCGGTCTGCCTTAACGATCACCACTGGCTCCATGCCCTTCGGGGCATTGGCCGTGGCCTGATCGACGTAGCTGTACACCGCTATACTTTTCCGGGCCTTGCACTCTAGGGTGATCCCCAGCAACCGTCTGGCAGCTGGAGATAGCAGCACATCCTCGCCATGAGCTCCCATCGGATTGCTCTTGCAGTCATCGAGCTCTAGCTCTTTGAACTTGGACAGTATTTGCTTAGCAGTCCATTGCTGCAGCTTGCGCCCTTTTGCTTTGGCTGATGATGTTTTAATCGGCATCGACATACCACTTGAAAGGAGGGAACTTTGCTTTGGATTCCGCTTGGGGCTTGTACTTAGCGGACGGCCAGCA